AGCAATACACACTAATTAATACTAATGCGTGCGGTAAAAAACAGAGTAATCTATTCGTAAAAAACAGCGATAAAAAACCCGCATATAGAATAGGCGGGTTTTAGTTTTTTAGGTAGGTTTGCTTAAATAAAAAACGAGTAATGACTAGAATAAATGTAGGAATAAGAGCAAAGGAATTATGTAGAGAACATCTCCTTGCTGAGCATAGAGAAATTAAGCGAACTCCTAATAAGGTAAACAAAGGTAAGTTTCTATTAAAAGGTATGCCTGATAAGTTTTGTCTTGGAACGGGACACGAGAAGTTTTTTTACAATAAATTAGAATACCTAAGATTAAGGTATGAAGAACTCTATAAAGAATGTTGCAATAGAGGTTACGTTGTTGAGTACTACGGTGCTATTTGGGACGATACACCAAAGGAATTACTTGGAAAATATAAAGAGACCAAGGAAGATAGAGCACTTTTAACTCAAAGGATAAATGAGCGACTATTTAAAATGCGATTAACTCACTACAAAAAAGGTAGAAAAGAAGACGTGCGTAGATTGCTAAAATATAAATTATACAGGTAGATTTCGGTAACCTATTATATCTCGATATCTTTGTAAGGAACAAAAAAAATAATTATTATGACATTAAATGAAAAGCAAATTTCTCTAATAAGAAAAAATACGGCAGGTTACCCTACCGTTGGAAAATCTATAGAAAACCAGTATAAGTCAGTAGATTCAATTTTCGACTTAACAATAGGAACGGTAGATGCGATGAATGATTTTAATTTAATAGACAGCGTAGGATTGGTATCGCTTTCTAAATTTAGAAACCTTAAATAATAGAAATTATGATACAGAAATTAGACGTTGTAGGTATTAACAGTAAAAAAGCAAATATGAAATTCAGATACCCAGGAACTTTCTTACACGGAGTTCTTGAGACTGAAACAGAGTACGATATATTTTGCTTTACAAAGAAGACTAGCTTTGAGTTAGGTGCTACCAAGGTAATTATAGAAAAAACAGGTCGTAGAGCCACTTTCTTTCTCTGGGAAGGAGATAGATTTAATCAGTACAGAGGTTATTTGGTATATGATAACGACCCTGAGTATGAGTACTGTAGAATTAATTTTGAAAACCAAGAACAATGTATATAAAACTTTACAGGTAGATTTCGATAGGTTTTACAATACCTTTATATTTGTAGTATATTAATAAAGACCCGTAGTAGGGCATTAAAAACAAGTAAGATGAATTTAGACCAACACATTAAGTACAAGGCTTTCGCTTTCACACTTCAATTAGATAGCAAAGAAACCGAGTTTACAGTATTAGACCTTATTAATACTAATGAATCCGAAACAGTTCAAAAGTATCACGATAACGTATTCTTTAATGATTACCAAAACGAGACATATCCTATTTCAGAATTTGACGACTTCGCAGCAAAAGTAAAGCGTTCTTTTAGTAGATACGTAAAAAGAGAACATCCTCAAGCTGACGAGGGAGACGACATGACTTACAAAGAACCTGAGAGCAACGAACCAAGCGGTGCGATTGACCAAATAATATTTGATACGGTTACTAGGGCATTAAGTTCTAATTCTACAAAAAACAGTATTGATACTCTTATAAAGCAACTTATTAAAGAACACGGAATTGTACCTCACAAAACCGTCTTAGAGGTCAAATACAAGAATTATGCTAAAAAAGACGTTGGTTTACAACACAAGCAATTTGCCGATATTCTTACAACGATTTCAGCAGGAGTTAATATAGCTTTGGTAGGTCCAGCGGGTTCAGGTAAAACAACAATCGTTCACAATGCTTCTAAAATACTAAAACTAAGCTTCGCATCTCAGTCGGTATCAGCGCAGAGTACGGTATTTGATTTCTTCGGATACAAATCAGCTACAGGGACTTATATTGGTACAATGTTTAGAGAGAAGTATGAAAACGGAGGTGTATTCTTACTCGATGAATTTGACGCAGGAAACCCAAACGTACTAGCAGCTTTGAATCAAGCTACGGCAAACGGACATTGCCCTTTCCCTGATAAGATGGTAAAAAAACATAAGGACTTCGTAATCGTAATGGCGGGAAATACCTTTGGCGGAGGAGGTACTATAGAGTATGTAGGTAGAAATAAGATTGACGCAGCAACCCTTGATAGGTTCGCATTTATATATATCGACTATGACGAGCAGTTAGAGTCTTCATTATCAAACAACGAGGATTGGTGTAAGCGAGTTCAGAGGTATCGACAACAGGTTATCGATAAAAAGATACGCACGATAATATCTCCTAGAGCCACTTTTAACGGAGAGAAATTATTATCAGCAGGGTTATCGAAAGAGAAAGTTGAGGAGATGGTTATCTTCAAAGGGCTTACCACAGATGAACGTTTATTAATTCAAATATAATTATGAAAACAGTCGTAGACGTTTACACGTATAGAGAGTTTGTAGAGTACTCTAAAAATAGAGAAATACATTCAAATAATGGTCAATCATCAAGAAAAGGTAGTAAAGGTTTTACGCAAACAGAGTCTTTTGAAGAGGCGGTTAGTTTTGCTGAAAACGGGTGGGACTTAGGTCTTGAGGAATATAAAATAGAGCAAGGTGTTTTATCAAGCGGTACTACCCATCTTAACCCTAGTTTAGCGGGTTGTATGCCTCACGTTCAAAATCATATAATGGGTTTCCCTCAGCAAATGTATGATTTGTATGATGAAAGGGAATACAACTTACCGACATTGGACTTGATAGTTCCTTTAGCATATTCGGGAGGTACGAATAGTAAAGACGCATTAAAATTTAGCGTATCAATAGTGAAGTATATTAATAAAATGTCTTCAACTCACAATATCAGACTAACAGGTATATTTAATACAAAGCAAAATAATACGGACTACCACGTTATTATAAAATTAAAAGATTTTGACGAAAGAATGGTTTTAAATAACGTAGCTTTCGCATTTCACCCTAGCTTCTTTAGAAGGCTATGGTTCTCAGTAGCGGAGTCAAAGAGTTTCTTGTCTAGTGGTTATGGTAGGGTTCAAGGTAATTATGACAATGTGATAAGAGAAGAAATAAAAACAGAAAGTTCAGACAAGGTTCTTTTCTTTAAATGCCTTAAAGATTTAGATAAATATTCTTTTAAACCAGAACAAGTAGAAGATTATATCTTATAAAAAAACTTAGAGGGTGTTTCTTACTTGTCCCCCTCTTTTAAGTGGTCGCTACTACCTTCCACTTAACTACCCTCTTAGAAATAGGAGGGTTTTTCTTACAGGTAGATTTTGTGAGAAATATTATAAACTTTAAATTTGAATAATAATTAAAACTAAATAAGATGAAAGAAACTGGAATCGACTGTATGAAATACAGGAAGTCTACCCACTTAGCAGGGGTTGACGTAGATATGATTATCGCTGAAAAGGGTAAGTGTATCTTAACTATTAAAGAATCCTACTACAACACAGGGGTCAATGTTAGCGGTAATAAAACCGATGGCTATTTCTTAGAATTTGTTGAGGGAGTAAAGCCGATGGTTGTCAACTCTACGAATAGAAAAACGATAGCATCTATTATTAAGATACTAACCAATTGTAGCGGGGCAGAGAGTAGGAATATTGATAATTGGATTGGTACCACTATCGAGTTAATTTTCGATGAATCTGTTACTATGATGAACAAACGAACAGGAGGTATTAGAGTTTCTCCTATTAGTCCAATACCAACCCTATCAGATCTCAACGCAAAGGCTATTTTAAACGCTTCTAAAGACTTGTCAGAACTAAAAGCTAATTGGAGCAAGTTAAAGGAACAGGAGCAAAAGCTACCAACTATTAACGCTTTGAAAGATAAGCTAAAAACCACACTGAAATAATGATAGTACACGAAAAATTAGAGCAAAAGTCTTTAGCTTGGTTTGAGTTAAAGTGGGGTAAGATTGGAGGTACGGCTTCAAAGGGGTTGCACACTAAAGGAGATACCTTGTTTATAGACTTGCTAAGCCAACATATAGAGGAGTTTGAACCAAGTGAAACTTTCGAGAACGAGCACACTAAAAGAGGTAACGACCTTGAGCCATTTGCGATTGAATACCTAGAGAAGTACACGGGTCACAAGTTCAAAGCTTTCGGGTGGTTGCAAAGCGAAGAAAATGAATTACTAGGTATTAGTCCCGATGGCTTAACCGAAGACTTAACAACGGCTTGTGAAACTAAGTGTTTTGCTAGAAAGAATCACACGGAAATATTGCTAACTAAAGAAATTCCTTTAGACAATATACACCAACTTATTCATTACTTCACGGTAAATAAGAAGTTAGAGGAATTGTATTTCTGTGCATTTAGACCTGAGTCTACTCAAAGTTTTATAAAGAAACTAACACTTGATAGTGAGGTTAATATAGGTACTAAAGCAAGACCCAGGTTATTCACTATAAGAGAAGCAAGGGATTTATCAATAAAATTAGCAGGAGAATTATTAGTAAGAATAAACGAATCAAAGGAAACATTAAAATTTTAAATTAAATAATTATGAGTTACGAAGTTACAGGTATAGTAAAGTTAATAAATGATGAGCAATCAGTTGGGACACAAGGTTTCAAGAAAAGAGAAATAGTACTTACTACAGAAGACCAATATCCTCAATCCTTAATATTTGAGTTTGTTAAAGATAAGTGTGATTTGCTTAATTCATTTTCAGTAGGGCAGAAGGTTAAAATATCTATAAACCTTAGGGGTCGTGAATGGGTTAATAGTGAGGGCGTTGCTAAATACTTCAATTCTTTACAGGGTTGGAAGATAGAGACTGTTCAATAATGATTGAGTTTCAATATTACCACGGAAATATAAAGAAGTCGAAACCAATTGGCTTTATTTCTCTGGATAAATTTATTGATAAGCACTTAAATCCGTCAGCAAATATGTTGGCGGTTTTTCAAGATATAGACAAGGCTACAAGAGCTGGTGATATGAAGTTAAAAGGTGAGTTAAAAATAAAGAATTTATTTTCATTTACTGTTTCCGCTAAATTTAATGGCTCAAGAAAATATGACAATATAACAGAATTTAACCCCTTGGCTCAATTAGATTTTGATGGGTTAACGGAAAAGGAGGCTTTAAGTTTTAGAGAATATATATTTGAGCATTACCCACAAGTAATATGCTCCTATCTTTCACCTAGTAGAAAAGGTGTTAAAGTGTTATTGAGAATACCAAAAATATCTTTAGACCAAGGAATACCAGAAGGAATAAAAGAATATAAAGATTACTACAGAGCGATTGAGTCGGAGTTTTCTAACTACAAAGGTTTTGACCCTGCTCCAAAGAACTTGGTACTACCTTTGTTTATTTCTTACGATACCGATATGTATTCGAGAGGCTTTAAAGATAGCGAAATTTGGAACTTAAAGGAGTTTACCCCTGAATCACTTACCCAAAAATTCCCCTTACCTTACAAGCCTTTTAAAAAGCTAAAAAGCAATGACAAAAATGAGTTAAGAGCAGTAAGGACTCTAAGGAAAGCAATTTCAGGAATAGTTATTTCTCCTGGCCACCTTCAATTACGCTCAGCTTGTTTGATTTTTGGTACAAGAGTAGGTGCGGGTTACTTTGATAAATTTGATGGTTTAGTAGAGATACAGGACTTGGTAAAACAAAACACTTACCTATCCAAAGGATTGAGTGGATATTTAACAACGGCTGAATGGGCATTTAATGAGGGAATAAAAACTCCTAGTTACTATTAATCACAGGCGTATTAGGGCGGTTTTTAAAAAAACTATATATTTGATTAACTAAAATATAAATAAAATGAAAAAATATAAGCAGAATTTATCAGTACAGGGATTTAAGGTTTGGAGTTACACTACTCACGTAGCAACTATCAAGGGAGATACATTGGTTCAATTAGGTTATTGGAGTATGAAGACTCAAAAACATATAAATTACGTAGCTTCTGAGTTGGGTTTAAAATTAATAAAATAATGAAAAGACCTAGCTTAATAGATGTAATAAAGCAAGACGTTTGGACTGTATCTGATTTAATCGTAGATGATGAGTTTTCCAAATATCACTTCACAGCTACTCACGAAGACGGAACAGAGTTTAAAATGAGTAAGACAAAAAAACTAATGCAAGAAACCATAAATCATATAGAGAATGAAAATTAATAAAACCACGCAGTTAAAAATATACGAAAACTACGTAAAAACTATAGGCAAGATAGGAGACCGAATACTTTACACTAATCAATCTAAAGAAAACAGAGATTTAATAACACCTCTTGTTTGCGATATGCTAAATGAGTTTACTGAGTTTATAATGGATAATTGTATTTCAGAGATAGATGATAAGCAACACGTAGAGCTTAATAATATAATAAATAGCGGTTTGCTAGGTATTAGTGCTATTATAGATGACTATATACCAACCCAGGAAGACGTAGTATTCGTACTAGTTACTTCGGGTAAAATGGTTTTAAAAGCTAATCGTAAAATACTTAAAAATGGAAAACAATAAAATAATTAATATATTGAATATTGTGGAATCTAATCACAAAAGAAGATTTGACCCAAAAGTAACTTACGCACAATTATACGTAGAACCTATAGTCGTAGGTTCTTGGGGTGCATGTAATTGGTCAAAAGTAGATGATAAAGCACTTGTATTTACGGTTAACGGAAAGCTTCATAAAGGATATGTTGTAGTTGTTTTAAATTACGGAGACCTTTATGATTTCCACTTATTAGATAGAAAAGGATTTAAGGTTGGCTCTGATGTTTGCAATATTTTTGCAGAAGATTTAGTTTGGAGAATTGATGAATTAGTTGAAACACCTAAAGATTACTAATGATTAACCTTAGACCTTATCAGCAGGAATTATATGATGAAATACAGGTCTCAATCGGGTCAGGTGTTAAAAAGATTTTAGTTCAGGCTGAAACAGGTTGGGGTAAGTCTATTTTAATAGGAAAGTTGGCGAATAATTTAAAAGGTCGCACTCTTATTTTAACTCATAGAATTGAATTACTAACTCAAAACTCTGAGTGGATTGAAGACGTTGGAATATTAACCGCAAAGGTAAAGAAACCTATTCCACTAAAATCTAATAAAAACGTAATATCAATGACTCAAACAGCCTTTGCTAGGTTTAATAAGTATGGGTTTGATTACGTAGGTAAATTTGATAACGTCATAGTAGATGAGACCCATGTAGACTTCTTTAAGCAAGTTTATAGTGGTTTAGATATTAAAATACTAATAGGACTTACGGCAACTCCTGTTATTTACAAGAACGAAAAGAAAACCGTAGATGGCACCGAGTTTGCAAGAAAGTTGTCTTTAGCAGACGATTATGATATACTACTTCAGGGAGTTGGTGCCTCAGATTTAATCGACTTAGGTTATTTAACAGAGGATAAGTATATTAGATTAACACCCCCCAACTTAGATAAGCTAAAGAGGTCAGCAAATAACCCTGATGGCTTTACTCCTAAATCTATGAATGAAGTTTTTGGTTCTTACGCATCTGTTGAAATGGTATTAAAAGCTTATAAAGAAAAAAGCATAGGTAAAAAGACAATAATATTCAATCCCACTACTAAAGTAAATCTAAAGATATACGAAGCTTTTGAAAAAGCTGGTTTTGGAGACCTAATTAAAATGTACGACTCAGTTAATGAATCACAACTAAGTAGAGAAGAAATAGTGTCTTGGTATAAGCGTACTAAAGGAGCGATTTTATTAAACGTTGGAGTTTTTACAACGGGGTTTAATGTTCCCGATATAGAGTCTATAATATACAATAAGTCTACAATGTCACTTAGTCTTTGGTTGCAATCTTGCGGTAGAGGTTCTAGGGTATCAGAAGGTAAGAAGCATTTTTTAGTTATAGACTTAGGTTTAAACCTAGAAAGACATGGTTTTTGGTCGGCAGATAGAGATTGGTTAGATGAATTCAAGAAATACAAGTGGAAAGCAAAAACTCCTAGCGATAATTTAAACGTTTGGGAGTGCGATAGTTGTGGTACTTTTAACTTAAAGGGTACTTTTTACAATGACGTGCTAGATAGGATTGAATGTATTAGTTGCAAAAAACCTAAAAAAGAAAGTGAGAAACAGGAAAATCATATACACGGTGAGTTAGAGGAGGTTAGAGTGCCTAGAATACCAAGGGCAAAGTCAATTGTTGATTACGGTATGCATTGCGGAGGTGACGCTAACATCTCGTTTAGGTTGCTAGATAGAAAGATTATAGATTTGTTTTATCATTTTACCGATAAACAGGATTATCGGGTCAGAAGGAGTGAATACATAAAAAGAGTTCACGAAATATATAGACCGTGTTACTTTGCTATTATAAAGTCAAAACTAAAAGGAGCGAATAGGACACTAAAGACCTCAACAGATAGAATAATTAATAAATTAGATAAACATTATAAATAATGAAAAAACCAAGTTGGCTAGAACAAAACCCTGTCGACTTCTATAATAACAACAAGTTTGAAGATGCTTTGGCTCTTATAATTAGAAAAGATAAGACTATACAGTATAAAGATGATAAGCTTTTTATAGTAGTAGAAAAAGAGGAAATTACAATTGCAACTAGAAAATGTAACAGCTTACTAATATCAGTAGATAATAGATTAGGTCTTGTTTTAGGAATGGAGTATTCTCCTTTTCAGATATTAGTTAAGTTTAAATATCAAAACAATTTCACAGCTGCTTTTCAATACGTAGGTATGACTTACATGGATATGAACTTTCCTTATATTCGTATCGGTGTAAAGTACTTTAAAGAGATACTTAAACCAGATAGATACGGTACTAAAACACCTTTGTTAAAGAATTGGACTAAGGACGAAATAAAACAGGATTACGGAAAGGAAATGATGGTTAGGGTTCAATTGTACGATGATTTTATAATAGAACCTAACAACGCATTTTACGAGAAAACCTATATGGGTTTCTATAATTTGTACCAACCCTTTACACATAAGCAAATAGAGTTTGATATTGAAAAGGAGCCTGAAAAAGTTAAATGGTCTTTAAAGCTTTTAAAACATATATTTGGAGACGAAATAAGAAAAGACAAAGACGGAAAGCCAGTAGATGAATTTCAGTTAGGAGTTAGGTATATGAAAATGCTTTATATGCATCCTAAAAGAGTTACCCCTATATTGGTTTTAACCTCGGAGGAAAGGTCTACAGGTAAATCTACTTTTGTTGATTGGTTAAACTCGATATTTCAAGATAATTTAGTAATTATAACTCCTGGCCATATTAGTTCAGATTTTAACGAAAGTTATGCCGAGAAAAATATAATTGCTATTGAGGAGAGTAGGTTTGATGATGCTAAGGCTTTGGAAAAATTAAAAGCTTTATCAACTCAGAAAACAATATCAGTAAATAGAAAACATATACCTACTTTTTCTTTACCTTTTTACGGTAAACTAATAATAACATCTAATGATGAAAGTAAATTCTCTAAAGTTGATGAAGCAGAGATTAGGTATTGGGTTAGAAAAGTTCCATCTTTGAAGGGTATTGCCAATCATAATATATTAGACGACTTAATGAAGGAGATACCATATTTACTTTATTATTTAAGCCAGCAAAAAGAAGTTGATTTTTCTATCTCAAGACAAGGTTTTACAGCCGAAGAGATTAATACAACAGCACTTGAAACTGTTAAAAAGGAAAGTAAACCAGCTTTACAAAAAGAAATTGAAATGTATCTTCAAGAGTTTTGCTTAAACGATACTACTGAAGAAAAGCTATTCTTTACGGCTACGGATATAAAGAAGGTATGGTTTGAGCGTAATAACAATTTTAACGCACCTTATATTTCGACTATACTCTCGAAGCACATGAGGCTAGAAAGAAAAGATAAGCCATCTAGGTACGAGCCTACTTTTGGTGATAAGGTAACTAAAACAGGTTTATACTATACATATATAAATCCTTACTTAGATGAAGAAGAAAGAAATACAAACCCACTAGGTATAGGGGAAGATGAAGACGAACCATTTTAAAATAAAAATTATGAGTAGTTACTTGCAGGGGGAATTTGATATTCAAATTCATTTACATAAATTAAAAGAAATAAAACCAAACAATAATACTAAATGCGGTAAAGTACGTTCCGAAGTCATAAAGTACTGGGAGAACAGATTACAAGAAATTAAATCACTAAAAACAAAGGAATAATGAAAGAAGAAACAAAGGGACACGATGCTTTTAAGTTTACTAATTTTAAATCACATGATTTTGAAGAACACATTAGGCAATCAATACCTAACTACCAAGGTATGCGAGACCTTCTACCGCCTATAGTAGAGAATTTTGTAATGAAAGGAGAGAATATATACGACCTCGGAACTTCAACTGGCGATTTACTATACGAACTAGAAGATTACCTGAGTAGTGAGTTAAATCTGTCTTATATTGGTTTTGATATAGCAGAAAACCTACTACCTTCCGACCCTCAAAAAGAAATTAACTTTTTTAAACGAGACGTAACCGAGGAGTCTTTACAGTTGTTTAATACTAGCCTTATTTTAAGCTTATTTACGCTTCAATTTATACCTTTAGACAAACGTATTAAACTAGTTAACAAAGTTTATAAAAGCCTATCTAAAAGAGGTTGTTTTTTAGTATGTGAAAAGGTTTACTCTGAGAAAGGAATAACAGAGGATATTTTTACTTTCACTAATTACGAAAGAAAATTAAACAACGGTTTAAGTGCTATAAGCGTACTAGAAAAGCAAGACGACTTAAAAACCATTATGAAACCACTTACTCAATTAGAAAATGAGAAAATATTTAAAGAGGCAGGCTTTGAAGTTGTAGAGGTATTTTTTAAGAGTTTAAATTTTATAGGATGGATATTAATTAAATAAGATATGGAGTATATAATAAATATTTTAGGATTATTTGGAGTAGCTACTTTAATATGCTTAGCTATTTTTTTAAACTTAACAAAAAAAGACAAATGAAAGAAACAGAATTAGAGTTAGCAAAAAAAACAGCTATTAAAATGATTGACGAGTTTAGCATTGATTTTTTAGAAAACAGAGAATTAGGTAGAACTCAATCGATAATATGCGTTAATAGAATATTGTGGATTGAATTACTACCTAACTCAGAGTATTATTTTTATATGTTAGTGAAGCAAGAATTAATACAATTGGCAAAATGATGAATTGGCTAGACTACACAATGCAAGACGTATCAGATGCGTCTAGTGAAAATAAATTTAATTGTATCTCATTATTCGCTGGGGTTGGCGGAGGTTGTCTCGGTGCGAAAATGGCGGGAGGCAAACTTCTTGCCGTTAATGAATTTATAGAAGAGGCACAGAGAGTCTATAAAATCAACTTTCCCGATACATTAGTAGACGGTCGAGATATACGAGAGGTAGACGGAACAGAGTTGCTTAATTCAGTTGGTTTAAAAACAGGCGAACTTGACCTTTTATTAGCGAGTCCACCTTGTTCTAGTTTTTCAACGGTTGGTAAACGAGAAGAAGGATGGGGTGAGGTAAAGGCTTATTCAGATAAAAAGCAAAGAACAGATGATTTATTTGGAGAGTTTGCAAGGGTATTAAAAGAAATGCAACCTAAGTTTTTTGTAGCAGAGAACGTTGCTTCTTTACTTGAAGGCAAGGCTAAGTATTTATTTGGTAGTTCACAGTTTGATATGTTTCCCGAAGAATCAAACGGAGTTGTAAAGGAGTCAGATACTATATTCCACCAACTTACCGAGGCGGGTTACCAGATTAGATATGAGGTTTTAAATTCAAAAGATTTCGGAAACCCACAATCAAGAAAGAGGTTAATTATAGTAGGTGTTCGTAACGATATCAAAAGAGAAATTAAGTTCCCAACACCGCTAAGAACCCCAAAGGTAACACTAAAAGAGGCTTTCACTTACGTAGAGAACACTGAGCAAGACTTAATTGATTGCGATATTAAGAAATACGCTGTTTATCAAGCGAGTTTAGATTGTAAACCAGGAGAGAAATCAGAAAAGTACTTTTCACTTATAAAACAACAACCCGACAAATGGGCGGGTACTTTAACTCAAACGGCAGGTTGTTTATCAGCTGCTAGTATCGTTCATTGGGACAACAGAAAATTCACCGTTCCCGAAGCTACAAGGATTATGGGTTTCCCTAAAGATATTTACTTAGGAGACACCTACCCTAATCGTATTGAGAGATTAGGTAGAGCAATAACTCCCTCTGTTTACTACGAGGTTATTAAAAAGATTTTTAACTAACAGGTATATTAGGTTAGTTTTTTACTTACCTATATATTTGTAACGAACTAAATAAATAAATATTATGAAGGATTACAGTCACGATGAAACACATACAAGTAGAGCAGTTGGTTTAAGTATAAAGAAAATTCTAAAAAAAGCAAGTAATACATGCACATCTCTTGAAGACCCTACAGTTTCATCTAAAAGAATAGAGGCTTTAGAGACACAATTAAAGAAAAGAGAACTAGCTTATTTGGTTGATTTTTTACACATGAAAATGTCTGAATATGTAAACGTTTAAGCAAACCTACCTAAAAAACTAAAACCCGCCTATTCTATATGCGGGTTTTTTATCGCTGTTTTTTACGAATAGATTACTCTGTTTTTTACCGCACGCATTAGTATTAATTAGTGTGTATTGCT